AGATTATTTATGGTTATAATGCAATATAAGCAGCAACAACTGAAGTGCCATTTAATGCCGTTCCAAGTGATATAACATAAGAACCAGATACAACGTAGTTATAATACCATTTGCCACCATAACCCACCGCAACGAGTTTGTGAGTGGCAGGATTGCGAGCCGTTATTGTTCCACTTGCCACTGTGTAAGTATCAACAACTGTTAACTCAGTAAAGTTGCCCGTTCCTTGCAAAGTATAATTATAGTTTGCAATGCTTCCAATTGTGCTATCAAGGGTCAAATCTTGTATATAACAATCAAATTGATATATACGATAATTATTTTGAGCATCAATTAAATCAAGAAAAGCAGTAAACTTTGTATCTGTCCCAGTAAAAAAATCACCAAAGAACTCAATTGGATGCATATAGCTTTGTGCCATTTTAACCAATCCACTACCACTTATCGTAAATCCCCTTCTCCCCGTTATATATTCCCTATAAAGACCATTTGTCTTTGGTGCTAACTCAAGAAAGTCTCTACTCATTGTGATAGATGAATTCTTGGCGCAAGCCAATGGGTATACATTATCTTCAAAAATATATGCTATAACTAAGCCTTCTGATTTTACTGCGTCTGCCATTATTGATATATATATTTATCTTGATAAGGGTCATAAGTAGGAGTTCCTGGCACATAGTAGCTAAATGTCAAATTGCCCGTTCCTATATTAATCTCATCAACATTGTTTGAAATGCTAACATACATAGTATTTGTAGCGTTAATAGTAGATATGTTATTCAAATTTAAGGTAAATAATACTGGTAATGTAGTACAATCAACAATCTGTTGCGCTTTTGATACCCCATTAATAATAAAATCAAAAGTTACACTTGTTCCACTTGTGAGTGAATTTATCGTTCCATTAACCTCACAATCTATGCTTGGTGATATTGATGTAGTGCCTGTATAGGTAAAAGTGTTTCCAGTTGCAATAGTAAAATCAGCACTACTTACAATAGTCCAAGGAACTTTAGTAATGCCAATATAAGTATTATTTGTTGGGTCAGCATCAAAATTCTTCAATACATAATCATCAACATCCCTATCATTATCAAATACCTCAAGAAGTGTTGCGTTCCATGTTGAGGATGCAAAATCAATCTCTTTTAGGTTCAATATAGCATAAACCTTATTTGGATCATCATCAACAAATTTAATCGTATTGATTAATCCAATCGGCTCAGTGCCTCCATCCCAAGTAAGTCCAAAGAAGTTAGCATCAATCTTATTCCTATCAATTCTATTAAATTGCCAATGTGCAATGGCATTCTCTTTCCTGAATCCTACTATTTCTGAAACATACCTACTTCTGTGCCATTGCCTATCTGTAAGTGATACCCCATCATCCCTTAAAAGTGCGCCTTTGAAATTGTTTGAAAAGCTATCATCAAAGTATATTTCACTTTGGTCAACCATTTTGAGGGTGTCGGTCTTGGTAAAGATTGACTGAACACCTGTTATATCAATTTCATATTGACCATTAAACCCTGTCAATACTTCAACTTGCAGTGACTTGTAATATGATTCTTGACCACCCGTTTCCCAAGTTCTAAAGTCATTCAATAGAATAATATTTATTATTCCAAAATCAGGGCAAGGTTGCGAATCAACACTAAGTGTAACCCAATCACTAAATAATGGATCACCAGATGTTAAATATGATGTACCAAAATAATTCTCATTTGTGCTAAATGTACTATTGGTCTGAATCCATGTGCCATCATCCTTTAAATAGTAATTATTCACATTTCCATATAATAAGACATAGGCTTGACGTTTCATCCCATCATCAGTAAATACATTTTTGTATCTGGTATCAACGCTAAACCTAATTTTTTCACCTTGCAATATCTCAACATCAGCTGATTTAATCCATCTATAAACAGCATTTGATGATGCGATTGCAGAGTCAAATCTTACATAATTATTCTCTAAAATACCATATGCACCATCATAAACCTCAACCCTTGTGAGAGTTCCTGTTGCAGGTGTTGTAGCAGTAGTAAAAGTAGGCGCAGCACTTGTGCCACCCTCTTGCCAAGTCCAACTATCAATATTGTATGACTTTACATTTGATACATCACTAATAAATGAGCCTCTTGCAAATGAACCATTTTGAACTATCTCATTGATTGAATCGTAATTATATTGAATGATGTCTTGCTTTGTTCTTCTCTTTAAGAATCTAAGCATCTCAGGCCTTATAGGCTTAACGCTTTCGCCTACACCTACACTAACATCATATCTATCATTTAATAGTGTTCTTGTGCCTAAGAGTGACCTAAAACCTCTAATGTTCTCAGTTGTTGGGCAATACAATTCTTCAATCCTAAAAATTACCCATTTGCCCTTGTACATATAAATGGTTTGATTCCATGCTGTGTTGAGTTTCTCAATCGCAGTATAAGAATCATCGTATTGAAGTACATCAATTTGAAATGCTTTTGCATCAACTGTACATTGATCAAAACCTGTGTATAATGCACCATCATTCATTGATGCATAGAATAGATTTGAGTATATTTTATAATCTACAAAGTTTTGGACTGCTCCTTGCATTGCATACTCAACAATCTGAAAAGGTGTAAAAGTACCAATCAATTCAGCCCCATTGTTGCCAAGTTGCGTTTCCTTTAACAATCCAAGACCTTCTGTTGCTCTAATTGTCAAAATGTGGTTGGTGTCTACCCAAGTCTCTTGAAAGTCATCTTGAGTTAGGTAACCTATCCAATAATTGCCCCAAGTGCCAAAATCAAAGTATACAATAACATCATCATCATTATCCATCATAAAGTCATCAGTGGTTACTCCACTTGCTGATGCAATGATGTTCATTGTTGCCAATTGCGCCCTTATTGGCTTAAATATATTTTCTTCTGTATTAAACTCACCAAGTGTGAATGGTTTGTCTGCACCTATCAAAGTAGTAGATGCACCACCCCATCCTTCAAACTCAAATCTCACGATGCAAGTCTGTCCCTCAAGTGTCTTAAAACTATAACGATATTTTTCTGCTTTAGCCAACTCTGTTAATTTGTGCGTTTGTTCTATTCAATGCTCCTACTAAATCTGTTCCTCTTTGTACAAAAACTACTTGACCACTTAAACTCATCCCACCACCATTCACACCACCAAATGAAGGATTTGCAACACCTCCAAAACCTAACAATCCACCACCTTTTGTAAATGAACCAAGTGTTGCCATTATTCCTTTTGCTGCTCCAACTTGAGGAAACAATATATTTGTTAGCAAATTTGCTATTCCACTAACTATTAATTGAGTGGCTATCTTTTTAATTATACCAATTGCCATTTTACCAAAACCTTCAAAAGCACTTTTCCCTTTAGTTGTTAGATTATCAAACAATAAGCTAAATGGCTCAACAAGTGATGACTCAATACCTGCTTTTGTTTTATCAAATACAGCTTGCAGATTCAAAAATTGCGATTTTAAATACTCAATTTTTGAAGCTTGATTAAATGCAATATCTTGTTCAATTTTTAATGGATCAGTTGTTTTACTTATTTGTGCCAATGGATTAAATACTTGTGCATCCATTTGCATTTGTGCATTTGCAGATTCTAATGTTTGTTTTGTTAATAGCTTTTGAGCTTCTGCTTGCTTCTTTAACTCTTCAGTCCTATTTTTTAATGCTTGCTGTTGTAATTGATTTGTATAAAATTCAGCAAGTCTTTTATTTGATTCTTTTGTTTGTTTTTCTAAATCTGATTCAACTACTTTTAATTCCTTAGTAGACTTAACTAATTGTGTAGTATTTAAATTTGCTTTTGCTATACTATTAACAATAGGGTCAAGTTGCCCAATATATTGGTCTTGTGTGTCAGTAAGTTTTTTAATTTCAAGTTCTAAATTCTTTACTTGTTTTGCAGAACTTTTATATTGACCAAATGCATTTTGTTGCAATTGAACTGCTGCAAGTCCAACAACTAATGTTTGCTTTTGACTTTTTACTAACTCTTGTTGAGCTTTAGTTTCATCTAAATTAGCAATCCTTAATTGTTCTTGTTTTGTGGCTAAATCCTCTGCGTTTTTACTAAGAACTGCTGTAATACCAGCTTCTTGTATTTTTAATTTTAATAGATTTTGTCTTGCTTTTGCATTTTCTAAAATTAATTTACTTGACGCTTGAGTTAATGCGTTTTCATCTTTAATACCAGCTATAACATCTGGTGATACTTTTTTTAACTCATTATAAGCTGCAAGCCTATCTTTTTGTGGATTCTTTAAATTTGTAAGTGCTTTAACAAGAATGTCAATCTTTGCTGATTCTGCTGCTACATTACCTGCTGCTTTTGATGTTTCCTCGTTATAAAGTTTTTGCTCTGCACTTATTTTAGGTGACAAACCAAGAATAGCGTTCATTGCCTCACCTAATGAGCCATATTTTTGTATCAATGCAGTAACACCAGATATTACAGCCCCAAAAGCAAATGATACACCTGCTGGCCCTATTAAAGATGCACCAATTGATTTAAATGCTGCGCCTACACCTCCTGCTTGTTTTGTTAATTGACCAAATGAGTCAACAACCATTGGTAGGTTATTCTGAATTGCAATAAAACCAAATGGTAAATCTCTTGTTACTTGACTTAATGAATTTAGTGCATTTGCACCATTTGAAACACTTTTTGGTAGTTGATCAAGTCCTACTTTTTTTAGGTTAACAAGACTTGTTTCAAGTGCAGTAATTTGTTTATTTGTTTCTACTATAGCTGCTCCAGTCTGAGTTTTTAATGAATTTCTAAGCACTTTTAATTCATTATCAACCTCACTAATAGATTTAGTGAATTTGCTAATGTCAGCACCTATCTCAAAAACAAATGGACTTGAACTCATTTTCCTAATCTTTTAAAGATTTCTCGCATCTCATCATCACTCATCACATTCTCACTTTCTTCATCACCTGGCAATTGCCATAATGCTTCAGGTGTTTTTGGTGCGGTCTTAGGATCACCCATTAACCGCACCATTGTAAACATCAAAAGTCTTGTTTGCTTATATGTATCTATTCTTTTCACCTCATGTCCTTTCATCATTAATGAAAAATGACGAGGACTCATGCTATAAAAGTCATTAGGCAATAAATTCAACTCACCAAAAGCAAATGATTCTATTTCTTCAAACGAGATGTCTTTTTTTTTGCTTTATCATCTTCTTGTGTTTGTTTGATGAAATCACTTTCAGTCCAAACATTTATCACATTTTTTATTTGATTTAATGAATCTTCATTCTTCAAATTAGATTCAACCCAATCAACAAAATATTCAAATGATAAATCTATTTCAACATCTTTTATAAGGCAATTATTATAATAACCACTATAAATGATGTGTCCAACACCTATTTCGTTTAATTCATTATTCTCAAATGCCCTTCCTTCTATGAACTTTCCTTGAAGGTATCTGAAAGATGCCATCCCGAATTTTAGCCCAATCTTAGTTTCGTTTATAGTAATAGTAGTGTAGTTCATAATTATGGTGTGACATCAATAGTTCCGGTAGAAGTAACAGTACCAGAAAAATTGATAAACTCAGTAGTTGATTGATTAAGTGTCAAAGAAGTAATGTAACCAAGAAACTGATGGTAGTAGGCAGCACCTGCGCTTGAACCACTAACAACAGGACTTTGTACCCTTACTGCAACGAGAGTTTTTGCAGCCATAGCAGCGAGCAAATCTTCATAAGATACTTGAGCAACTGTTGGAGCAACTTCACAAATTGCATCAAAATCAAGTCCCATTGTAGCATCAGCAACTGATGTCAAAGGCCCACAATTTGTTTGCTCGGTTGTTGAATCAACAGTTGTATTAACTGAAGCCGTACGCAGACACACGAGATTCTTATAAGATGAGCCACCAGCTACATCAATCTCTATGTTTTGCAATGATCCTAAAATCTGTCCCATTTTATTTTATTTTTGATTTACTAAATTACTAATAGTTATTATCTTTCTCGCAATAAAATTTTGACCTTCTACTACTGGCAAATAACTTGATGAAGTTCTTTGTGTTGGATATACTTCAAAATATGTATCGCTAAATCCATTCACCTGAGTATCTGGAATTAATATATTAAGAATTTGAGATGATATATTGTCAACAATTGAGTTATCGTAGGTTCTATATTGTTCACTAAATATATCAATTACAACATCAACACTATTACCAAATGAGTTATTGGTATTTACGGCTACCTCAGTTATTGATGAAATTACAATATAATTTTGAGGTGTAGTTGTAAATGGTTGTTGGCCATATACAGGCACATTTTTGCTATTATATGAAATGAATCCATTTAATGCACTTATATATATATTTCTTATATTATTTGCAGCATCAAGCATTAAACTGTTCTTTTTTCATTTATTATGTTCTCAATACTTTTAGTCAAACTTGGCATATATGCCAAAATGCTTGGCCTCATGTATGGTCTCGCTAACAAATTTACTTCTTTTATTCCTTTTCCTTTGAATTTTGATGCAACACCATCCCAAGGCTCCCCATTTGGTACAAATCCCTTTCCAGTTCCAAACTCAACATAAGCAGCATAATTAGCTTGAGCAACCAATTCATAAGAAAGAAATTGCTCCTTTTTTAAACTAATTGAACTTCTTAATCTTCCTGTATCAACTACACACATATTTTTTGCACTTGTAGCCATCAATTCTCCATGCGCTGCTATCTGCATATCCATCATGGCTGATACCTCATTCACAGTCTTTTTATACTCATTGAGCATCTCCCTAAATCTGGCATCATTTATATTTAGGTTAAACCCACTCACTATATCACAACTTTTTTATATTGGTGATAATTTAAACCATCCCATGATGGGAACTCTGTCAGTCTACTTTTAGGGTCATTGTTCATCTTTTTACCTCTATTCTCATAAGACCAAGCAACCAAAGTAAGTATATCAGTAGCCAAATCCTCTGGAATGGTGCTGAATCCACATTGATACTTTATCACATAAACTCCTGGTGTATATACCCAAATTTTACCACCTATCACTTCAAAGTCACTATTCTTTGTTAAAATCTCATAAGTATTCATGCCCGTCTTTATCTTAACCTCATCAACACAAAGCAATGGCCCATAAGGCACATCAAGCATCCAAAAGCCTTGGCTTTGTGGAGTCAGTTCAACATTTATCCTTACTGACTTATTTACAAGTGAGCAACCAGTCAGTCTTTCAATATGAACCCTTGCAGCACTCAATAAATCACCAATTAACACATCATCAGTGTCGTAATTGGTTATACGCATCCAATTTTTAGCATCAGTAAGACTAACAGGTTCTACAACCGCATCAGCTAATATTGTTATGCCGTCTATATATGTCATCTTTAATTATATTTATTAACACTTTCTCTGAACCATGTTTCAAACTCATCAAGCGTTTTTCTTGTGTCAAACTCTCTTGATCTCGCTTTTGCTTTTCTTGAGGCCCATGAATAGGCTTTTTTGTCATCCAACTTTGTAATCGCTTCAACCCACGCTTTAACATCATTCCTATCTTTAATATAAATCCCTGCCTTATCACAATTCTCTTTCAACCCAGGTGTATCAGTACAAATTACTGGAATCCCACTACACATTGCCTCACTTGCCGTTCTACCCCAACTCTCATACTTTGACGGCATTAGTAATATCCTTGTCTTAGCGTACCATTGCTTTATATCTGGCGAATTAGGCACATAAGTCACATTTGGTAGGTCTTGAGTTATTTGTTCTTCATATGACCCAAAAACGCCTAAAAATGACTTGTGTGGCATTGCTCTTGCAATCTCTCCAAATATCTTACCGCCTTTGTTCTCGTTTAAGTTTATTAAAGTGATGTATTCAGACTTCTCAGGCTCATTCTCTAAGTCATAGTAATTGTAGTCTACTGGCGGAGTCACTATAAAATTACTAAAATTATAGTTCAAAAGTTCTTTTAACCATAAAGAATTGTATATTATGTGCTGTTTTTTCTCCGCATCAATTATCTCAGGATATGGGTGAGAGTTATGAATTAGATGGAAAACAGGTTTTTTATACATCTTTGCTGTATGGATTGTCCACCTTGTGTAGTCCAAATGAGTAAAAACAGCATGGCTCCATCTCATTAATCCATCAATTACATTCGGATTTGGAGGAAAGACATCAATGCCATCAAACACATAATTATTCCTGATCTTGTACTTGTTGGCATCGTGCAAAAGAACCCTAACATGATGCCCTTTGGCTTGTAGGTCTTTTAGTATCCAATGAATCATCATCTCTGCACCACAAACATGAGTAGGAGGGTATAAGTGAATTGAAGCTACAATATTCATAGTTAAGTTAAAATATATTTATCAGCCATTTTTTTTAATATGGTTTTCTTACAAGTTGGAATCTTATGTAATCTTGCAAAATCTTTAAATGCTATAAAAAATCCATATTCTTTATGTAGGTATACATCAGCATCATGAGCAAAAACACCTTCTTTTTGTTTTTTAACTAAGCCTATTTTTTTTGCATGATCTGCATTTTCTTTTACAGTAACCCATTCAAGATTTTCTAATCTATTATCTTTTTTTATACCATTTATATGGTTTACTTGTTTTGTAGGATTAATACCATAAAAAGAATTCATGATTAATCTATGTGTAGATATAGTTCTATGTTTGCCTTGTATAGATGCAGTAAATTGATGGTAACCGTAAGTATTATAACTTCCTATAAATACTCTTTTATTTAATTTGTTTCTTACGTTTCCTAAATTGCTTACCTCGTATAATTCTTCAAATTGATAAGCATTTACCCATTTTTCTTGTACATTTGTCATAATCTTTGTTTTTGGTAGAATAAAGGTACAAAAAAAGGGGAATACTTATGTATTCCCTTTTATATAAGTTTAGCTGCTGAATCATCAAATATTCTTGAATAGTCAGCAAAGTGACCCCATAAATTGCTTTCATGTGGCTTTTGCCAAGCAATCATGGGTTTAATAATATAAGTATTTCCTCTTGGATGTATCCATGTCTTTAACCAATCATCAAACATTATGCTTGTATCAGTGTATCCTTTACACAACTCTTTAGGATTATTATACATCACAGCGTGAGTAGTCCATGCCCCAAATGTCTTGTAAAGATTCTCACTATATTTCTCAATAGGAGCAATAAGGTTTGCCCCAAGGTAGCACAATTCCCAATCATTTGGTAACTGTGAAACAGCCTCCTCAAAATGACTAAAATCCCTTATCTCAACATCATCTTCAAAGAGCAATAGTACACCATCAGTGCTTTGCATTATCTTTTGCATTGACATATTAAAAGATGTCTTTGCATCCTCATGTGAGACAGCGTAAACAACCTCTCCGCTCAATGAGTTGCGATGCATTTCTTTCAATGCCCCATATAGCATTTTTGAGTTATGAGTAGTTAGTATTTTTACTTCCATAGTCCAAAGTTAAAAAAAAGGGGCGATAAGAATACCGCCCCCCAAAATATACACTTTAAAAACACAACTTAGATAGCACCATATACTGAAGCAGTAGGTTGGAACTGAAGAAGTTCACAACGAGCCTCACAACGGAAGGTAATCAAGTTCTTGATGAAGTCATCCTGATCAAACTCAGTGCTACGAACATTCAATCCAGATTGTTGAGCAATTGCATACTTGGTAGTATCCATTACATAAATCTTAGAAGCTGTAACCAAAGAATGAGGAATAACTGGGATACCAACGATTCTTACATTACCATTGTTGTCAATAACCATTCCACCAGGTACAGAG